TTTCTGGAGCAGACATGAACAGGAGCAGTACGCAAAGCGAATGGAAGACGAGCATACTCGTCAGAACCACAGACTTGCAGAGCTGGAAAGAGCATTAGAGCAGAATAACAAGCTGCTTGTATCTGTAGAAAAATTAGCTCTGAATATGGAGAATATGCAGAAAGAGCAGAAAGAACAGGGAGAACGCTTGGAGAAACTGGAAGGCAGAGACGGAGAGATGTGGCGTAAGGTTGTTGGATATGTTGTTACTGCTGTAATTGGTATTGTTGTAGGATTTATTTTTACACAGATTGGAATGTAGGAGGCGAAGGCGGTATGAAAATACGCATTAGGAAACCTCATCCCATTAAGAAACTGAAAGAAATTTTTAGTAAAATAGGCACCCTTAATCTGATTTTGATTATAGTGGGTGCCTTTTTTGTATGGTTCAACTTTCAGATGTTGGATATTTATCGGCAATATGCAGCTATTCCGGAAACCTATGCGTGTGCGGTTATAGCCGCCACAATCGGAGAGTGTGGCATTTGCGGGTGGATAAGAACCAACAAGGACAGAAAGCGAGAACGCAAATGGGAAAAGGAAGACCAAAAAGAAAACAAAATAAGCGAAAGCGAGGATAAGAACTATGAATGAAATCATTTTTGAAGTTGTGAAAATCTTTGTGATGGTGGCAGTGCTTGTGATTACAAGATATTCGGTGCCATGGATTAAACAGAAAATCGGAGCGGATAAGCTGGCTGAGATTGAGAACTGGGCAAAGCAGGCTGTCCTTATGGTTCAGCAGGTTTACAAGGACTGGGCCGGCGAGGACAAGAAAGCTTATGTAACGAAGTTTCTGAAAGAGTTATTGATGGCAAAGAATATCTCTATTTCTGATGAACAGTTGGATATTTTGATTGAAGCGGCTGTTAAGCAGATGAAGATCCAGGAGAAAGCTGCAGTTACTAACGAGACAGACAGAATAAATGAGTAAAAGGGCGCACAATAGCGCCTTTTTATATAAAAATTTTTATATCACGGAGGACGATAACATGAAGACAAGACAGGCAATCGTAGAGTTGGCACAGTCATGGCTCGGTAAGAATGAGGCGGACGGTAGCCATAGGGAGATTATCGACATTTACAACGCAAGAACACTAAGACCAAGAGGTTACAAAGTGACCTATACAGATGCTTGGTGTGCAACATTTGTTTCCGCACTGGCAATTAAGCTGGGATATACTGATATTATTCCGGTGGAATGCTCATGCTCAAAGCTGATTGAACTTGCAAAAGCAATGGGTATTTGGCAGGAAAAGGATAGTGTAACACCGCAGATGGGTGATTTAATCCTTTATGACTGGCAGGATAGCGGAAAAGGAGATAACACAGGCAATCCAGACCATGTCGGACTTGTGGAATCTATCGGAAGTAATAACACTTTTGATGTTATCGAGGGTAATTACTCAAATTCCGTAAAACGCAGAAATATTGCGATTAACGGAAAGAACATCAGAGGATTTATTTGTCCTAAGTATGACGCATTTATGAATACTGATAAGAAGCCTGCACAGCCAACAACTAAGAGTGTAACAGATGTTGCAAAGGAAGTTGTTGCGGGTAAATGGGGCAATGGTGCCGACAGAAAGAAAAAACTCGAAGCAGCCGGCTACAATTACGCACAGGTACAGGCGGCAGTAAATAAGCTCGTTAACGGAAGTAAGACACCAAGCAAGTCCGTAGAGGAAGTTGCGAAAGAAGTAATCCGCGGTAAGTGGGGAAATGGTGCTGACAGAAAGAAACGACTTGAAGCAGCCGGTTATAATTATGCACAGGTGCAGGCTGTTGTAAACAGACTTCTCTAAATTACACCCTATGCAGCATATCCTAATTTGATAGGTTCTATCAGATACCGCTATAAAATAACAAAAGACACGCAAAAGTGTCGAAAAATGATATTTTATAGCGGAAGGAGCGTAGACAGATGATTAGGATTTTACTATCTACTAAGCTCGGTGAAGTCAGATGGACACAAGCCGATCTGGCCAGAGCTACTGGTATTCGACCAAACACAATCAACGAACTGTACCACGAGTTAGTTGACAGAGTAAATCTGGAACACCTTGACCTCATTTGTGAGGCTCTTGGATGCGAACTCAGTGACTTGATTGTCCGGGTACCGGATGAATATCCAAAAGTAGTACATACCAAAACGGGTGCTCTGATTTCACCAGACAAGTAGTGCTGCAACACCTTGTCAAAAAAAGACATTCACACCGCAAATGTGAATGTCTTTTTTATATCATAAAAACTATCTGCATTCAATGGAATTAAGTTCCAAAGCGTCTTCTAAAAACTCTAAATCTAAGTCATTATCAATATATCCTTGTCGAATGGTCTGAACATATCGTGCCGACGGTATTCCGGGACGTCTTTGCTCATTCATTATGTAGACCATTGCCTTTTTCTTTTTCCCATCAATATTTACCATAACATCCTTTTTGTAATAATATACAGGGAATCCCTCGTATCTATCAAGTTGCTGTTCATCAGCTTCACTTATGCTCCAGACAAGAACCGGTACCGCTTTGCCAGAATGTCTTTTGATGGTTGCGTGTGAATTGGTCGGAGAGCCTCTAAAAAGCAACTCCCAATTGTTTAATACTCCTGTTCCATAAATCTTTGCGTCCGGGCACCTAAGAGCCATCTGGGATATATTCAAATTACTTCCATATGCTACATATAATCTATTCATTGATACTTCCTCCTTTTTCTCTACAATGCTTGAAATTTTGACATTTGGAATATGCTCTCCTATAAACAATCGACGCGCCATGGTCTTATTAGGAGCTTTCACAATAGTCTGAGCTGGCGATATTAGACCGCCGGTATAGGTGATTATATAATCTTTCATTTTTTCTCCATCTCCCCGTCGTGCCGATAGGTCAGCTGATATGTTAAGCTGCTCTGCAAGGAAGACCAGCTTTCTTTTTGAGCGGTGTCATTAAGTGAAGTCTGCAAGTCTTGAATTCGTCTCCGAATAATCCAAGTCGCTGTGTAAGGATATTTCTCATAATGGTTACTTTCTGCTCTGCGGTATATCCATCCATTGAACGGAAAACTATTCTGTCATTTGATGTGATCGCCCATGCTGATACTGCTAAGCAAAACTGAATGTATGCTTTGATTTTTCCTGCATGGAGTGTTGAATTGAAAAGTCTGAATTCAACTGTTCCTTTGGAAAAATAGGAGTGAAGATTAACTCCATGATATCTTGTTGGGTTGTAGTGCTGGTGGTCAATTCCATCACGATATTCATCATTTGCCGGACTGTACCAAATCTTTTCTGCAGCTTCTTTGGATAAATTCTTGCAGGCTTTCATTTCCTTTAAGAGGTTTGTATTGAGCTTCTTGCACCAGTGACTTCCTCTGGAACCGATTTCTAAAGCGTCATAAATAAGATCCTGTCGAGCAATCATAAAGTTAATGAGCTTTTTGAGAGATGTTGGAGTGTGATTGGCACCATCCACATGGATGTGAATACCACAGCTACTATTTGCCTTTGCACCGTTCTCGCGAAGCTTTCTTACGATAGTCTGAAGTGTTTCGATATCGTTGTAGTTGAGAGGTGGTGTGACAAACTCTACTCTGTATTCATCCATAGAGGCATTCGTGTTGTCGTTTCTTACTGGATCGATTGAGGAATCTCTCATTACTTTCCATACACGAGCTGCCTGGTCCTTAATCTGTCTTGTGTAATAGCAACCACCGGATGGAGCGGATGGGCGACTTCCAAGAACTTCTCCAACTATCTGTGCTGCCTTTTCTCTTGTGATACCTGTCATTTCGATTTCAACTCCGAATTTCTGATTTTTTAACATAAAGCGTTACCTCCTAAATGATTAACATATTGATTATTTTGATTAACTTCTTATCTTGTGAATATATTACCATATGTAGCGGAGAAGTCAACAGTTTTTTGATTAAAATGATTAAAAAGCTGATTAAAATAATTGACATTGTGATTTGTTTGGTGTAAGATAAGAAAAAAGGAAAGCGAGGTATCTATATATGATAAAGTGCAAATTGTCTGAATTGATGGGTAGAGATAAAAAGAAAATACAGGATGTGTGCAATGAAACTGGACTGGCAAGAAATACAGTAGCCAATTTATATAATGAAAAGGCTACGAGAATTGATTACAACACTATGGAGCAGCTTTGTAAAATGTTCCATTGTACGATAGGAGAGTTGTTTGAATATGAGGATATCGAAACAAACTAAGGAATTCAAGTCGGATATATCAGAACCTTGTGTATATGAAATTTATAATACAGTATCAGGGAAGAGATATATAGGATTTACCGGAGAACCGAAAAGCAGATTTGCGGAGCATTATTATTCTCTAAGAAAAGGCAATCACAATTTAGAAGATATGCAGGCTGATTTTAATGCTGGTGATGAATTTGAAATTAAGTGTTTATGTAAAGTAGATACAAAATTTTATGGCAGAGAGAACAGGGCTGTTGAAAGTTTGTTCATTTTGCATTATGATAGTGTGGAGCAGGGGTATAATAAAAATTACAACCAACCGAACAAAGTGAATGCTCAAATGGCAATACAGAAGTACGCAGAATATATTATTGAATGCCTACGGAACAATGATATTTCATTCAGCCTTGAAATAACTCCGTGATGTTTTTGTGATGTTATGAGCGTGACAAAAGGAAAGTAATCAGAGTAACAGACAAGAAATTAAGAGAAAAAATGATTTTTTTTGAGCGTGTACGCACAAGGAAATGACCTTACGACAAAGAGTTTGAATAAGGAGTAGTGCTAAAAAAGTCCAGTATTTATGCGGTTGCCAAACAAATTTGTTTAAGTGCTGGCAACGATTTGGCAACAGATTTTCCTTATTCATTGAATAAGATTACTTTATTA